TCCTTGACTGCTGTGAGCATTCTATCAGGACATTCCCGCTAGCCCAGCACGACGACCACAACCCGGAGGACCTGGATACTGAAGGTGAAGACCACGCCCTGGACGAGACCCGCTATGCCTGTAACTCGCGGCCCATTGTCTCAGGCTTCCGCCCACCGCCAAAGGACTTCCAGCCCCCCAAGCTCCCCTCCCAAATGACATTCAACGATCTGCTCAAGATCAGCACCCGCAACCGCCTTCGGGCTGAAGGAAAGATCTGATGGACAAGGAAGAAGACTACGAGAAGGTCGCCAAGACCGGGGATTACTCCGAAATGCTCGAGGAGGTGCAGGCCCGCGAAAAGGAGCTCCACGAGAAGTGGGGTAAGGACTCTGGCCAATTCTGGGATCTCTACTCTGGCCGCCAGCGGGATACTCCCTTCAACATCCTCTTCTCCAACACCGAGATCATCGTTCCGGCGGTCTTCTCCCGCAAGCCGATCCCGAAGGTTTGCCGCCGCTTCGACGAGGCCCGTGCGGACCTCCCCGCCAAGGCCATGAACCGGATGCTCAGCTTCTGCATGGACACGAACCTGGGAGCTTTTCCGGACTTCATGACGGCAGTGGAAGACTCCGTCCTCGACACCGCGATCGTGGGGCAAGGACAGGCTCGGGTGCGCAAGGTCAACGGGCTGGCAGTCCTCGACTACGTGAACTGGAAGAAGTTCATCTGGGGCTTCTGCGAGCGGTGGGAGGACTGCCCGTGGATCGCCTTCGCCCATGACCTGACTTACCAGGACGCCGTCTCGGTGCTCAAGCTCAACGAGGTCGCGGCTGCCTCCCTCAAGCAGAAGATGGGTGACGGCTCCTATCAAGACAACGAAGACAACAGCACGAAGGAAAAGCGTCCTTCAACCATCCGGGTGTACGAACTCTGGGACAGACGACGCAAGATGGTCTGCTGGCTCTGTGCCGAGGCTGAAAAGTCCTGCTTCACCGAGGAGCAAGACCCCCTGGGCCTCCAGAACTTCTACCCCGTGCCGTCGAAGCCCCTGACCTTCGTCCACTCCACCACGGATACCCTCCCGCGCCCCTTGTACAACTTGTACAAGACCCAGGCCGAGGAGCTGAACGAAATCACCCGCCGGCTGGGGAAGATTATCAAGGCAATGAAAGTCCGCGGCATCTACGCTGGGCAGATCCCCGAGATCCCCCGCCTGTTCGAGGAGGACGAGACCACCGTCATCCCGGCGGAGACTGCCTCCCAGATCATGGCCATGCAGGGGAAGGGTCTGGATGCCTACATCTGGATGCTTCCGATCGAGAAGCTCATCATCGTGGCGAAGGAGCTCTATGCTGCCCGCGAGTAGGTGAAGGGTGTGATCTACGAGATCCTCGGCATCGGAGATATCCTCCGCGGGGTGTCGAAGGCTTCCGAAACCCTCGGGGCGCAGGAGCTCAAGGACAAGTGGGGTTCTCTTCGCGTGAACAAGGCGCGCGAGCGCACAGCGGAGTTCATTCGAGCCTGCCTTCGCCTCATGGCCGAAGTCTCCGCGAAGCACACTGATCCCGGGATGTGGGAGAAGATCACTGGTATGGGCCTCAAGCCGCCGATGGAAGCCGCTGCCTTGCAGAATCCCGTCCCTGGGCAGCCCATGCCCCAGGTTGACCCCATGCAGACCTGGCCCGGTGTGCTCTCGGTCCTGCAGAACGACCTCACCCGCGCCTACACCATCGACGTCGAGACGAACTCCACTGTCGACTCTGAGGCTACGACGGAGAAGCAGGAAACCGCCGAGTTCATGAATGCCTTCGGCCAAGCCATGGCCGGTCTCAAGGACCTCATGACCACACCCGAAGGCTTCGAGGCGGGCAAGACCATCCTCATCGGCATCACGTCAAAGTTCCGTCTCGGCGAAGACGTCGAGCCGTTGCTCCGGGCCATCAAGCCCCCGCAGGGGGGTATGTCACCTGAAATGCAGAAGGTCCAGCAGGACCTCGAAAAGCGGGCCGTGGAGATGGACAAGCGGGAGCAGGGCGCAGCGCAGCAGGAGCAGTTGCTGAAAGACCTGATGGCGGAGATCAAAACTGCGCAGGAGACCCTCAAGCAGCAGGAGGACCAGCTCGCCCTCCGCCGAGAGCAGCAACGCCGGGACGAGGACGCCACAATGGCCTCCATCGAGACTTCCAAGCGTGAAGCCCTCCTCGAGATCAAGGAGGAGATGGTCACCCTCAAGGCTCTCAAAGGCGACATCCTCGCCCAGAAGGCCATGCTCGAGGCCAAGCGGGCGGCGAAGCCAGCCACTGCGCCCAAGGGAGCTGCCTGATGCCCCTCTACACCTTCGTCTGCCGCGAGGGTCATCGAGACCAGATCTTTGCCAAGATCGCAGACAGAGACTCCCCGCGGACCTGCCTCTGTGGCGGGCCTCTGACCAGAATCATTGAGGCTCCCTCCATCCGCCCTGACATTCCCGCCTACCAGTCCCCTGTCACCGGGGAGTGGATCAACTCCCGCGCCCAACGCCGTGAGGATCTTCTTCGCACTGGCTCGATGGAATGGGAACCCGGCCTGCGGCAGGAACTCGCCAAGCGGCGGGCTGAGAAATTCGAAGAGGCCCTCAAGCCTTTCGAGAAGGGTGTCGAAGACGTCGCCCGCGCAATGGTCGCCTCTGGCGATATCCCACCAATCTGAAAGGAAGTCCCCATGTTCCACCCCAAGTTCGCCCGCCGCCCTGTCTTCCGCATGACCGAGGGCCCCGATGGTTCCTCTGGCAGCGGCTTTGGCTCCCCCGGACCCTCCTCCCTTCCCGCCGGCGACGGCACTCCCGGCCTCGAGGGAACCGCCGCCACCTCTGCGCCTCCTCCCTCCAACCCCTGGGATACCGTCCCCCGGTCCTGGAAGCAGGAGTACGCCCCGCTCTGGCAGAAGACTGACGCCGAAGTCCGTCGGATCATCCACCAGCGCGAACAAGACGTCGAGAAGGGCATCCGGACTTATGCCGAGGGCCACGGCCGCTATTCCAAGCTCCGCCAGGTCTTCGAGCCCGTTCTCCAGCAGAATCCCGACCTCGACCTGGACGGCGTTTACTCCACCCTCGCGCAGAACCACCTTGCCCTGGTCCAGGCCGACCCCGAGTCCCGCCGGGAGCTCTTCCTCCAGATGGCCCAGCACTACGGCGTGGACTTCGCCAATGCCGCTGCTGCGGGCAACGGCCAACCCGGCGAAGGTCTCACCCCCGCTCAGCGCCGTGAACTCTCCAAGATGATCGAGCCGCTGCAGGGCTTCGTCCAGTCCGAACTCCAGACCCGCCAGGCTCAGACCCAGGCCGAGATGCGCAAGAGCGTTGACGCTTTCTTCAGCGACCCGAAGAATAAGTACGTCAACGATGTTGGCCCTGTCATGGCAAAGATCATCCAATCCGGACAGACCTCCGACCTCGGCGAGGCGTACGAGCTTGCGATCCTTCGGTCTCCGGAGGTCCGGGCGAAGTACATCGCAGACATGGCAGGGGCTTCGGCCCCGGCTCCGCAGGCCGGCGGTATCGGCAATGTCAAATCTTCGGCGGCGCCAGCATCACCTGGGAAGCCCAGCTCGATTGACGAGACCATGGACGCGGTTCTTGCCAAGCACGGCATGAAGCGCTAAGTTTCTTCAACCTTGTAGGAGTTTTTCCCTCATGTCTACCCCCAGCACCGTCTTCACCGAGCTGGTATCGACGACCTTCCGCAACCATCGCAAGGAAGTCGTCGACGCCGTCTCCGCCCACAACGCCCTCTACCGCCTGATGGGCAAAAACAAGAAGGTCCGCACCGAGTCCGGCGGCCTGACCATCGCGATTCCCCTGGAGTATGCGAACAACCAGACGTACCAGCGCTACTCCGGCCTGGACGTCCTGAACACCGCGCAGAGCGACGTCATCACTGCGGCGGAATACCAGTGGCGCCAGATCGCCATCCATGTGATCGCCTCCGGCCGCGAGCTGCGCATCAACAATGGCCCCGAGCAGATCGTCAAGCTGGCCAAGGCTCGGGTGAAGAACGCGATGCACTCCTTCGCGAACAACTTCTCCCTGGACATGTACAGCGACGGTACTCTGGCCAACCAGATCGGTGGCCTGCAGCTGTTGGTCTCGGATGCGGGCACCGGCACTGTCGGCGGAATCGACTCCTCGGCCTGGCAGTTCTGGCAGAACAAGGTCCAGTCCGCGGCGGCTCCGCTGCAGGGTGGCGCCGGCATCACGCCCTCGAAGTCGACCATCCAGTCCCTGATGCTGCCGCTGTGGATCGAGCTGACCCGCGGTGGTGACCACACGGACCTGATCGTCGCCTCCAACGACCACTTCACCTTCTACGAAGAGTCGCTGACGGACTTGAAGCGTTACGTGGACGTCACCGAGGCCACCGGCGGCTTCGAGGCCCTGAAGTACAAGACCGCCAAGGTCATGTTCGACGGCAACTCTGGCATGCCCGCCGCCCACATGTACTTCCTCAACACCTCCTACATCGAGATGGTGGCGCACACCGACGCCAACCTGACCGTGGTCGAAGACCAGCGCCCCTTCAACCAGGACGGGAGCATCACCCCCATCCTGTGGATGGGCAACATGACCGTCTCCAACCGCATGCTGCAAGGCGTGCTGAAGGCCTAAGGGCCGCAAGAAAGGAAAAAGACCATGCGTCTCATCATCCCCACCCTCATGGGCGCCACCGCCAACGCCTACAATGTTGCGGACTCGGTCCAGCAGTTCGCCCTGGGCACCCGTGCCTTCGGCATCCAGCAGGATGTCTCCACCACGGCGAACACCCTGAACGCCGGCGGCGGTGAGTTCATCTACTGCCAGGTTGGCGGTGCCGTCGCCTGCGCCGCTCCGGTGACCTTCAACAGTCTGTCGTGGACCGCCTCCGCCATCGCGAACACGGCGAACCTGGCCACGGCTGTGGGCATTGCCGCGAACCGCTTCACCGCCTCCGGCCAGTTCGGCTGGGTGCAGGTGTCTGGCCAGGCCCCGGTGGTGAACAACGGCACCTTCGCCGCTGACGCCGGGGTGTACATCCAGGCGGCTGGCACCCTGTCCACGACGCAGGCCAACGGCAAGCAGATCCGGGGCATGCGCTCGATCATCGCGGCTGCGGCGGCCATCACCAAGGCCTCGTGCAAGACGACCAACGGCATGACGCAGCTGGTCGTTCCCAACACCGACGGCTTGTTCTGCGGTCTCGCAGTCTCCGGCACCGGCATTGCTGCCAGCACGATCACTGACATCGATCCGGGCGGCAATCTGGTGACGCTGAGCGCCGCCATGACTGCCAGCGGTAGGGTGACGGCCACCTTCACCTACACCAACCTCGGTGCGGTGATGATGAACCACCCGCACGCACAGGGCCAGACGGTCTAACCCTCAGCCCCAAGGGCCTTCCTCACAAGGGAGGGCCCTTCAAGCTGTGGATTGTCCCCAATAATCCTCGCGTTATTGTCCCCACCTACGGAGAACCCTATGGCCCAGTACATGCCCGACGTCCCGCCAGACTACATCACGAACCCTTCACTCATGCCTCGCCCCTACGTCCGCTTCGACACCCGCGAAACGGAGTACCGGGATGAGAAGGGCGAGGTCAACTACAAGGATGTGATCTGGGTCCAGGTCACCCCGCCGGGCTCGAAGGACGTGCTGGAAAAGCCCGCCGATGAGTGGATCGAGGGACTGCGGGCCAACGCCAAGGCGAACCGCGTCCCGCACACCTGGCCGGAAGAGTACGGCGCCGCCCTGGCTCGCTTCCGCTCCGGCGAAGAACTCCCGACGACAGGCACCCCTATCAAGACCTGGGCCGCCCTTTCGAAGAGCCAAGTCAAGGCCGTCATCAACGCCAACATCTTGACGATCGAGGACCTCGCGGTCGCGAATGACGAAGCCAAGACCCGCATCGGCATGGGTGGTGTGGCTCTGGTCCAGATGGCCCAAAAGTGGCTCGAGGAGCGCAAAGGCCCCGGCGCCATGCTCCAGCAACTCCAGGCCCTCCAAGTCAAGAACACCGAGCTCTCGACCCAGGTCGCTGATCTCCTCAAGTCCGTGGCAGAGCTCCGAGCTCAAGTCCCCGGCGCTGCGAAAGGGAAGTAAATGTCCACGCTCCTCCAGATCATCAGCCGCTTTTGCGAAGAGAATGCGCAGGTCATCCCTGCGTCAGTCATCGGCAATACCGATCCCGCCGTCATTCAGTATAAGCGCCTGCTTGAACTCGTCGGGGAGCACATCGTGCAGAAGGGCGACTGGCAGCGCCTTCGCCGCCGGATCACCTGGACTTCGGTGGCGGGAGAGGACCAGGGTCTCATCACTGCGATCACCGGAATCTCCAGCCCTGGGGTCATCATCCCGAATACCTTCTGGGACAACACCCTCCGCCGCCCGATCTTCGGCCCCGTCAGCGACCAGAACTGGCAGGCTCTCAAGGCTTTCGTCCCCTCGAACCCTCTCTACCAGTTCCGCATCGAGAACGGCAAGATTTTGGTCAACGGAGACCTTCCTGCTGGCCACACACTGACTTTCATCTACCAGACCACTGCCTGGATTGAGACGGCAGCCGGGGGTGGGAGCTACATCACCAACTTCGCCAATGATGCGAATGTCCCGGTATTCCCAGATCAGCTCATGACCCTCGGCCTTCGGGCTTTCTGGCTCCGGGCCAAGCAACTCCCTTTCGACGCCGAGATGCAAATGTTCTCGTCGGCCCTCATGGATGCCGGGACTCGGGATCAGGTCAAGCCCGTCATCGACATGTCCGACGGCAACCGGCAGATGATCCGCCCTGGCATCTTCGTCCCCGCAGGTAACTGGAACGTCACCCCCTAAGCCATGACCGGAAAAGTCATTCAGGAAGTCATTCCTGCCCCTTTCAAAGGGTTGAAGTATTCCAGCAACCCACTCCAGGGCGAGAAGGGTTATGCTCTAGAGATGGAGAATTGGGTCTGCAGATTACAGGGCCCTGTCCCGGTATTCGACCTCTCTCCAATCACCGCCTCCCTTGCGGCTACCAGCAAGCCTCAGTTCGTAGGCGTCAAGTCGGACGCAGTGCTCAGCGACACGATCTATGTCGCCGTCTCGAGCACCGCTGGCGCCCAGGGGATCTACACCTACAACGGCCTGTCGACTTTCACCCTCGTCCAGGCCCTGGCTTCGAACATGACAAATGGAGGGTTCTACAACCTCCGCACGGCTGCCGGCGCCTTCGTCTACTACTACGACGGAGTGAACAACCTCTACGTCGAAACGGCAGGAGTCTGGGGCGTCTCCGCCATTACCGTCATGCCGCTGAACACAGTGGTCGGAGCCACTGCCTATCGCCGCCGGATGTACTTCCTCGAGGCGAACACCCTTGGGTTCTGGTACCTCCCCGCGGACGCTGTCGCCGGAGCTGCCACCTTCTACAACGCAGGAACGATGTTTACCAAGGGCGGCTATGCCGTGGCCATCAACGTCCTGACCATTGACAACGCCACAGGCCCGAATGATTACCTCGTAGTCTACAGCAGCGAGGGCGAAGTCTGTATCTTCAACGGCAACGATCCTGCCGCGACGAGCTGGACGCCCCTCGGCTGCCTCTATGTAGGAAAGCCAGCGAACAGGGGGGTCTACGTCCCGGAGGTTCTTCTCGCCTACGGCGGGGACGTCTATGCCTTCACCCAAGTCGGCATCATCTCCATCCGAGCTGCGATGGCTCCGCAGGCCGCCGGAAAAACCATTTCCATCAGCGACCCCATTGACCCAGCTCTGGTTTCCTACATCCGAGTCGATTCCGACAACATCTGCAAACTTTTCCTCCTCCAAGCCAAAAACCTCATCATTGCGAACTTGGGAAGGACCTCCTTCATCCTCGACCTCTATACCGGAGGCTGGACCAAGGGAGGCGATGCTACTCCTCTTTGGGGAGCAGGGTGGATGCCCTACGAGGCCCGGACCGTGATCGCGTCCGGCATCTTCGGCTTCAAGAAAACCTCCAGCACCGTCTACCGCTGCCTGACGGAATACCCGATCAAGG